CCTTGAACCAGAGCCAGTTGCCGTTCCCAGGTCGCGCGGTCGCGGGCAACTGCTTGGTCGATGACCGACCCGGCGCCGCCGTGTTCCGCAATGAGACGGTCACAATTTGCCAGGAGCCGCTTGAGGTGCGTTTGTTGCCGTCCCAGGTAGGACAGCGGCCGGGCTTCCAGGCGCGCGAGAAAAGCGGTCTCGGTGTAGCGCGAGGGGAGCAGATATCGCGGCGTCCGCTTAGCCGCCTTGCGTGCTGTCGCGCGGTGTTGCTGGCGCGTCAGGCGCAGGCTCGGGATTCGTTCTTCGTTGTGCTTCGTGTTCATCGTTCTTTTGTGTGTTGGCCATGGCCACCGCGTTGGCGCATATCTCACAAAAGTGATACATCGCCCCGGTGACCGAATCTTTTATGACGACGCGCCGCACTTCCAGGTCCGCGGCGGCGGTCGCAAGTGTGGCCTCGGCGTCCGCGAAATACGAGACGGGCCGGGCCGTCGTCAAATACTTCAGCCGGTTGCAAGTCGGGTCGCACTCGATATGCCAACGGCAAAGTCGGTTGTAACAAAACTTCATTCTATGCGCAGCTTCAGGTCCCGCGCGGTGTTGCCCAACAGGCCGGCAATGGACTGCGCGAGGTTCGCCGCCAGCGCGCCGCCCAGGATGTAGCCGCCGGTGATGTTCACGGGCGTGCCCCGCAGGCGGTCGCGCAGGGTGATGTGGGCGCGGTCCTGGCCGCGGCTGAAGCGAAGCATGATGACGCACGCGGCCCCGTGGAAGAACACCTGCCCCACGTCCAGCACGGGGGCGGCGTCGCCCTCGCGCGGGAACAGCTGCCGGACGGTCTGCCCGTCGGTCAGGCGGATTAGCCCCCGGTCGCGCTTCTCGATTTTGCTGCCCACGCGCGCGACCTGCTTTGCGTCCGGGTGCAGCTTGCGCACTTCGCGCAGCAGGTCGTTATAGACCTCCTTCGCGGCGGCGCCGACCTTGTTGCAGGGGACCTCGACAGTGCAGGGCGCCCCATCGACCAAAAATTCACCAACTATGACGTTGTTGCTCATCACTTATCCCAGTGTGGGTTTTTTCGGAAATGTCAACCCCTCCAGCTTGAAATTTTTCTTGGTGAAGAAGCGGCTGCTCCCCGCACGGTGGTCCACGATTAGCACCTCGCCGTTGTAAAAGCGCGCGACGATGAACGCCAATTGCTCACGCAATGCGGGCGGGATGGTGTTGTCGCCATAGTTCGGGAAACCGATTTCCACGAAGCGGGCGTCCAGTTCTTTTTCGAGTTTGTTAGGTTTCATGTGCGTTGAAAAATTCGCCACGCGGAAGCCACGCGGCGGCGTCGGAATTGTTTTGGTGCGTCGGAAAAAGGCACGGGCGTCTTGGTCCACGAGTCCACGAAGAGGCCCCCTTGCAGGACGACGCAGTGCCCGGTGAGCGCGCAGAGGATGGGCAAGCCGCAGGCTAGCTCGTCCCGCCAGTGGCGCACGAATTGCACCAGCGTCGGCTTTCCGAAATAAGACTTTTCACAAGTCCAGACCTCCTGGAACCCGTAGCCAAGCAGCTCCAGCGCCGCCAACACCTCACTAGGCTTCATGCTCGACACCGGCCGATAATTGCCACGATGCCATTGCACAGCATCCCGCACCGTGCGCGTGCCGCGGCCCGTGATGGCGCTGATGGCCGCGGGGCCGCACCAGAGTTTGCCGCGCAGGTCGTGTTTGACGGTGTGCATAAGTTATTCCTTGGTTGCCGCCGCGGCCTTCAGCTCCGCGATGAACGCCGGACCTAGCTGGCGACTGTATTTACAGAGGATTCTCCAGCCCAGCGCGGCCTGCTTCTGCGTGATACTCGTGCGGTGTGCGAGCGCGTGGCCGATGCGAACGTCAACCGCAGAGAACCCCACGTCGTCCAGCTTGCAAGCCCCGTCGCACACACCGGCCAGCATTTTCATTCCCTGATGGACCAGCTCCACGCAGCGGTCGCTGACGAGGCGTGCTTCAGCGGCGACGCGCTCGAACGTGAGGCGGACCTTGGTGACCGGCTCGACTTCCTCCACCTCGGCCTCGGCCCAGTCCGTGATTTTGTCCAGGCAGGAGTCGATGACGTTCAGCTTCTGCACAATGGTGCGAGACATGTGCGCGTCCAGGCTGCCCTCAAGCACGAGGTAGCTGCACAGCACGCTGTCCTTTTGCCCGATGCGGTGCGCGCGGTCTTCCATCTGCGCATGCTTGCCGGGCACCCATTGCAGCTCAACAAAAATAACGTGCGTGCCGGCGGTCAGCGTCAAGCCCTCCGCGGCGGCGAGATTGCCCACAAACACCTGACACCGTGGGTCGTTTTGAAAAGTATCTACGGCGATTTGTCGGTCCTGGATAGAAATGTCCCCAGTGACCACCGCTACGGAAAAATTTTCGCTCTCAAAAACTGAGCGAGGCGCTCTATTTCTTCTAGTGTCGCGTTGTTCTTCAGGACGTTGGCCCTCCAACTTATCACCCACACGTTGCCCGGCACATATCCCTTGTCCGGAAGAATTCTGTCCAGGGATGGATTGTTCGGATGAAACTTGCAATGAGTGTCCCGCAGCAGCGGTATTCCCAACAGCGGACACAGGGCCGGAATTACTACATCCTCCCAAGTTATTGCGAAGGGCGCCCTTGTCTTCTTGGCCCGCTGCTGCGCTTGTTGAACCATGCGGTATTCCTGAGTCCGAGACTTTCCATGTGTCCGAATGTTGTCCCGACATTGAAGACACCCGCGAGAGACCCCCGCCCGCAAACTTTTCCCTTCCACCAGCTTTATCAGTCCGCATTGACACCGGCACCTCCAAGTGTCCCGACAACCGCTTCGCGTTGGACCCGGACCCAGTATCTTCCACTTTCCTATTTGATTTTCCATCAGATAAAGAAGTGTAGGATTCCGTCAAATTGTCAACGATGTCTTTAACTATTCCTAAATGATGGCAAAATACGAGAATTTTACCAGATTCCATGGCATCCCGAATGAACGCGAGGCACTGCGGCAGCTTGGTCATGGCGACCTCGTGCCGGATTTCCGCCATGTCCTCGAACGCGGCGCCCTGCCCGCGGCGCAGCGCATGGACCGCTTCCGAATACTCCTCGCGCGATTCGGACGCACGGGCCAGCTCTACGCGCGCGCGCAATTCGACCAGCGCGGCTTCGCGTTCGGCCACCATCGATTCCTCGAGCTTCAGCAGTTCGCTACACCCGGCGCTGTCCAGCTCGATAACTTGGCGTTGCTTCGCAGGCAATTCTTTGAGCACGTCGGCCTTCAGCCGGCGCACCATGATAGACGAACGGAGTTTGTGTTGCAACTCGGCCTCGTTGCTGTGCCCGGAAAAGTCCCAACCGAAACCATTTTGCTTCGCGGCGCAGTAGCGGCGGGCGAATTGAAAAAAGTTACCCTTCGGCCACGCGGACGGGTCCAGGTCATTAAGGGTAGTCCACAATTCAATTGGCCGGTTTTCCACAGGCGTTCCCGTCAAAGCTATTTTGTATTTTGCAGAAATGCCCAGAGTCGCTTTCGTCCTCACTGCCTGCGGGTTCTTTATGGCGTGCGCCTCATCAAGAATTCTCGCCTCCCACTTGACATTTTTGAAAACCTCCGCACTTCTTGATACGTAGTCGTAATTGACGATAACTATATGAACAGAATTAACAAAGTCGCCTTTCCACTGTCGCAAGGTGTTCTCCGGGAGAGTCTTGCCTTTTTCGAGGCGGGCCACACATACGCGGAAACCCTGAAAGAATTCAACATTCCCTTTACGGGAAGCACCTTGGCCTACCGATGGAAAATCCACGGGTTTAGGGCTGCCCCCAAGCGAACCAAGCCGGCCCCCTTTATCGCCCCTCGGCTCCAAACTTCCCGCGCCTATCTGGCTGGTGTTTTTGACGGAGAAGGAACCATCTATCGAAGCAATAGAAACTGGTGGATTGCCAGCATCGCTCAACAAATGGATACCGGGCTGCTTCAGTGGGTAAGCACTTTTGGGGGCGTCGTTTCCGTCAAGACGCGCGCCGGGACCGTCGATTGGAGGGGAGTCCGCACAAACAAAGACCTGGGGTGTTGGCGAGTGTGTAGCCGGCGGGGCGTTTTGAATTTTCTCGAAACCGTTTTGCCGTTCCTCATCGTCAAAAAAGCCAAGGCATTGCAAGCTATCGCGGAGTTGCGAGCCGCCTTGTTGAAAAACCATAGCCACCACGGCAGGACGGACTAGCCATTTCGCCAATTCCCGGGACCAATTTATTTTTAGCGTATTAGGCACGATAATTAGGACCCGCCGAATTTCTGGCGTTTTGTTAATGAGCCCTATCGCCTGCAAAGTTTTTCCTAACCCAGGTTCATCGGCTATCAAACACCCCCGTCTATTGCGCCAGCAGTCCAACCCAAAGGCAACCCCCGCTTTCTGAAAAGGAAAAAGTTCAAGCCCCGCCGGGCAAGGGATATCGATGGCGGCGTCGGTGGCGCGGCTCGCGTCCGCCACCACGGCGCGCTTGGCCTGCTCGGCCTTGGCTAGGGCGGCGTCAACCGGCGCCCACCAGTTGCACACCCAGGCACCGTTGGGTTCGCGCTTAGGGGAAACCCCGGCCAGCTTCAGCACGTCCTTGTTCTGCTTCCAGAGGTCCCAGAAGGTCGCGGGGACGGTCAGGGCAACGCGCAGGACGCGCTCGCTGCCGTCCTGGAGACGGACGCGGCGGGGCGCGCCCCAGGGGAGGATTTTTTCAATCTGAATCTCGGTGGTTTCGCTCATGGGTCAGTATCGTTCAGGTCGCAGCGTTTGTCAAATTGGAGCCGGCCCCAGGAATCGAACCTGAGCGCTGCGGGCGGGTGTATCGGACGCGTTGACTCGTCGTCTTAACCCGGTCAACCCCGCCGCGGCGACCTGCGCCGGCAAAAATCAATCAGTTGAGGGGGGTGCTCCTCACCCGGGGTTTACACGGTCCGCGGTGGCCACCGCTCGCCGCTCCATCCCTTTATTCCCGACCCTTCCGGGCCGGGGGAGCACGCCCCTCAACCGACAATCTAAGGTGCCACATGACCGGCAATCCGTCAAGGGGCCGCCGCGACATATTTTGTTCTGTCCAGCGTGCGGTGGTTATCATCCGCCCGGTTCAGCCAGACCGTTTTAACCCGGCAATCCGGCACCGACACCGCCATGACGAGATGCAACCGCGGGTTGCAAGCCAGCGCCCGACGCACCAGGACGCCCGTGGGGCGCCCGGCCCATGTCTCGACATGGACGAGCACCCACTCGTCAAAAGCTAGGGAAACAGGCAGCTGGTGCGGGCGCAGCCCGTCCGCGAGGGCGGCCTCTCGGACGGCGTGCATGCTGTAATCCAGCCGGGAGTAGTTCACGGCGCGGACCTGGGCGACGAGGTCCGCCGGCAGGTAGATGTCGCGATGGAAGTCTAGACGCATCGGGTTAGCCCTTCAGGGATGACAGCGCCGCCAAGTCCGCGGCCCGGCGCCCGGC